GATGCCGGCAGCTATGTGCGTGTGCAGAACATCTACAATCCCGAAAACTTTGATCGCAAGCTGCGTCCTGTGGCTGAATTTATCCAACAACACAGTCGGGATCACAAAACCCTGCCCACAGTGGAAGTGATTTCGGCTGCCACAGGAATACAACTGAGTCGAGTGCCCGACTTGAACGAAGGCCACTTTGAGTGGTTCATGGCAGAATTTGAAAAGTTTACCCGGCGTCAAGAACTGGAGCGAGCCATTCTCAAAAGCGCCGATCTCTTGGAAAAGGGCGACTATGATCCTGTGGAAAAGCTGATCAAGGATGCTGTACAAATTAGCCTAACCAAAGACATGGGCACTGACTACTTTGAAAATCCCGCAGAGCGTATCAACAGATATTTCAACACTGGCGGCCAAGTCAGCACAGGTTGGGCTAGCATGGACAAGTTATTGTATGGAGGGTTCAGTCGAGGTGAACTCAACATCTTTGCCGGTGGGTCAGGATCGGGCAAGAGCCTGGTCATGATGAACATGGCACTAAACTGGCTGCAAACTGGTTTAAGTGGTGTGTACATCAGTCTGGAACTGAGTGAAGAACTGTGTGCCTTGAGAACTGATGCCATGCTGTCCAACATGAGCACCAAGGACATTCGAAAGGACATCGAAACTGCTGAACTCAAGGTACGCATGATGGCCAAGAAGTCAGGGCAGTATCGAGTCAAGGCCTTGCCTGCACAGAGCACAGTGAACGACATACGCAGCTACATCAAAGAAGTGCAGATACAAACTGGCATTGGCGTTGATTTTGTCATGGTGGATTACCTGGACTTGTTGATGCCAGTTTCGGCCAAGGTGTCGCCCAATGACTTGTTTGTGAAAGACAAGTATGTGAGTGAGGAACTGCGAAATCTAGCACGAGAGCTCAATGTGTTGTTTGTGACAGCGTCACAGCTGAATCGATCAGCAGTGGAAGAAGTAGAGTTTGATCACTCGCACATTTCGGGTGGTATCTCCAAGATCAATACTGCAGACAATGTGTTCGGTATCTTTACATCCAGAGCCATGCGTGAGCGCGGTCGTTATCAAATTCAGTGCATGAAGTCGCGATCCAGCACAGGTGTGGGTCAAAAGATTGATCTGGAATACAACATTGAAACCATGCGTATCACGGACTTGTCTGAAGATGAACAACAGAGTTCGGGCTTTGTGAAAAAAAGCAACATCCTGGATTCAATCAAGACACGCACCACAGTTTCTGCCACTAACAACGACAGTGATACTGCTGCTGCACCATCGTGGGAACGGGCTGTAGGAACGCCAGCCTGGGAACAACCGGCCAAGGTGTCGGCAGATGTTCAAAGTGCCAAACTCAAACAGTTACTAGGGCAAATAAAACAATCATGAATTTAATTTGTTTCCCTCACTACACCTGCGGCGGATTACTTTGCGATATTTTAAATGATACATTTTCTGATATTGCTGTCAATGGTGGCATAAGATCTATTAATCATTCAATAGGAAAAATTGGAGACTCGAATTCTATATTTGTTGATTATGATTCAAATGCAATACTAGACAAGTTAAAATATTTGACTCTTCCAAAATCTGCCTGGATAGGCACGCATTGTTGGCCGGGCAAATTGGATTTGACCTTGTTTGATCAGGTTATTTTGGTTACTACAACTACTTCTAGAAGCAAATTATATCGATGGTCGCGAGCCTATTATCATTATTATTCTAAATCAACCCCCTGGATAACTGTCTCTGGTCCAGATCGCATTGACAAAGAAAGAGAAACAGCTAAAAACTATTTGATTCCGTTTAGGCCACTTGATGGCAAAAATATTGTTAATATTGAGTTTTCAGAAGTTGTTGAGTCCTCTGTTGAATTTTTAAAATTAACACAACATCAAGACGTCGATAAACATATGGATAGGTGGAAATCAATTAATTATTTTTTATATGATAATAACATTTGGAATAGCGATCCGTTTTTGAGATTTTATGAAGCCGAAACCGAAGTTAACTTAAACAAATACTATATCTATGAATAAAATTTGCTGTTTTGGTGACGGGTATGCAGCAAATCATATATGGCCAGAATGGCCGGCTATTATTGAGGCCTTGTATCCAACAGTTGAATTCAGTAATCACGGAGCCGTTGGTGCCGGCAACGAATTTATTAGTTCGTCAATAATAAAGGAGTATAGAAAAAATCCTGATGCTGTGTTTTTGATACAATGGGCACCCAATAGACGACTAGACAAATTGATAGAGGATAACTCCTGGGATCATGTGATTGAGTCAGATAAAGTTTATCATTTTAATCGAGTTGTATCAGACGAACAAACTTGGTGGTTGAGCAGTGCTAGTACTCAAGAAACCATACAACGATATCATCAATGTTATATTCAACCACAGCAAGATCAACACAGAAATTTTAATACAATTTACCTTGTTACAAAACTATTGGCATCATCGGCTGTGTGCTTTTCGACATATCAGTTGAATTTTACACAACAACAATGGGCAGATTTGCAAAGTGAATGTTGGATTGATACTGATATGAGTTCTTATTCAAATCAGCATTGTTTTTTAAAAATACGACAAAATGAAATACAACCTAGCCCGCCCGTTCACATGCAGTGGGTAATGGAAAAACTGTTGCCATGCATGCCGTTTCAACCAGATCCTGTCAGGTTAACAGAATTAACTCGTCGCATAAATGCAGAAACTTGGATTCCGTACAATCCTGACCGCCAAGAAATTTGGTCTAAACTAATTGATTTTTAGTTAAAATAAAAATAAATAAGTCAAAGGATCTGTCGATCATGCAGAAAAAAACTCGTAGTTTACTTGAAGAACTTGATGCTATGTATGTGGAGCGCGATCAGCGCCATGTGGTAGAAAGTCGTGCCGCCAATGTGATTGCCAGCGCCATTCGCTTGCTGGAACATATTGACGCTGCATACACACCTGAACAAGCTGAAAATTTGTCAAGAAAACTGTTGAACGCTATTCGCTTGCGGGACCCTGCCAAATTTGCTCGCACTGTGAGAAAAACCGATGCAGGTTCATGAAATTACCCAGGGCGGTCGCCTAGACGAAGGCTGGATGGACACTGCAAAAAATGCAGTAGCCCAAGGAGCAACAGCAGTTAAAGCTGTGGCCAATTCGCATTTTGTGGCAGGGCTCACCGGACAAGATCCGTCTAGGTTTTCCAGCCAGTCTGGTGCTGCGCCCACAGGCATTCAACCCGGTGAGACTCCGGATCAAATCCTTGCCCGTGTGCAAAACGATCCCAAGATACAACAACTCATTGGCGACATGGAAAAAGAGTGGGCAACCTACATCAAAGCCAACCCTGCATTGCTGAATCAGTCCACTCCTGTGCCCGAGTCTGCCTCGGGCTATGCTCCACTGCCTGGCAGCGGCATCATGGTTCCCAATACCGTGACCAAAACAGTTGCCCCACCACCTGCTACCAGCACGGTCAACACCGCTCAACAGGCACAAGACAGTTATAAAAAAGCCTTTGAGGACTGGGCAAGATCAAAGCTGTCAAGTAACGGATTTGATCCCACTAAAGATTCCAAACTCAAGGCTGCACTAGACCAACTGGCCGATGCTGCAGTCAAAAACAACGCTGCGGGTGTTTCCAAGGCATTTAAAGAATACATGAATCGTGCCATTACTGCTGTGCAAGTGCAGACTGCTGCTGTGCGCAACAACACAGCTCCTGTAACAGGATCCCGCAATACTGCCGCAGGATACAACACCCCTGCCTCTGCCGGCGCACCCAATGTCAATGCCCTGTTGCAAAAAGCCAACCTGACTACGCAACAGCTGGCAGCTCTGGGTCAAGCAGTGGGCATACCCACTGGTCAACGAGTCAAAAACACTGGCAATGAACAGTTAAATAACATTATTCGTGCCATGGGCATCCGGGTGCTGGCATGAACATGTTGTCCGAAGGCGGCAATGTGTTCAAGGACGCGGACGGCGTTCCTGTTACCCAGCGCATCCGCCGTGAGGATGTGAAACCCACCTTGGCCTGGTTGGAACGCCTGTTGCCGGGCCTGGACCTACAAAACAACACTCTGGGATCCACAGGCATCAAAGACACATCCGGCGACTTGGACATTGCTGTGGATGCCAATCAGGTCACTAAACAACAACTGGAAGCACAGCTGGCTCGTTGGGCCACTGCTCAAGCACAAGATCCCAGGGACTGGGTTCGTAAGTCTGGCACCGCTGTGCATTTCAAAACCCCCATTGGTGGCAATGCTGACAACGGGTTTGTGCAAACCGATTTCATGTTGTTGAACAATGTGCCCTGGTCAAAGTTTGTGCTGGGTGCCATGCCCCCTGACAGCAAATACAAAGGCCGCGAGCGCAATGTCATGATGAACTCCGTTGCCAAAAGTCTGGGCTACAAGCTGAACCAAGTGGCTGGCATTGCAGATCGTGCCACCAACCAAATCATTTCAGATGACCCGGACCAAGTGGCCAAAATATTGTTGAACCCCAGAGCCACAGGTAAAGACCTGGCATCGGTGGAAAGTATTGCTCGTGCCCTGTCCTCGGACCCCAAGCGAGATGCCAAATTGGCCGACTTCCGTGAACACATGGCTCGTGAAAACTTGCCATTCAAAGAGAGCGTGGACCTGTACCGTCCTGTAGATGATGTGGGATTCTTGGCACGACTAAGAGACAGAATTGTAAACCAAGGCATGCAGCCCTTGATTGAAGATCGCGACGAGCGGGTGCAATATCTGCGTGAAGCCAAAAACCCCCGAATCCCTTATGTGGAGGACCTGGTGTTTCAGTCAGGCTTGCGTGGTGCCCGACAAGCTGTGGACATTATTCGACAAGCTGCTGCAAATGCCCAGGAGTATGTGACCATCAAGTGGGACGGCTCTCCTGCTGTGATATTTGGCCGTAACGAACAGGGCGAATTTGTGCTCACAGACAAAGCTGGCGCCACTGCAGTGGGCTACTCGGGCTTGGCCACCAGCCCGGAACAGATAGCACAGATCATGTCTCAGCGTGATCAAACCGCGGCTGCTCAAGGCAAGCGAGCTGACCGTGTGCAGACTCTGTTGCCCATGTATCAAGAATTGTGGCCCTTGTTGCAAGCAGCCACACCGAGAAAATTTAAAGGATACCTCAAAGGCGACATGTTGTACTCGTCGTCGGATCCCTATGTGCGTGATGCAGGCAACCTGGTCTTCAACCCCAACAAGCATGATGGCATCACCTACAGAATTCCTGAAAACAGTGAACTGGGACAAAAAATTGCTGCCAGTCGCGTGGGGGTGGCCATACACACACGCATGGATGATCCCGGCAGCGCCGAGCAGCCCGAAACTGATCCTGAAAGTGTGCTGAAACGAGTACCGGGTCTCATGGTCACAGCAGCCACAGTCAAAACCCTGCAGAATCTGCAGATCAATCGTGGCATCATGTCCGAGCTGACCCCGCTCACTAGAGGCGAATCTGCACAGGCATTGCAAGGTTTGCTGAATCCCGCAGAATTGCGATCACAGCAGATCACAGACCTCCCGGCCTTGATGGAACGCTACATCAACAGTCTCAAGGGCACCGATTACTCGGCTGCCACACCTGAATCATTTGTGGCCTGGTTGCGGACTGCAGTGACTCCACGCAAGTACAACAATACAGTAGAATATCTCCGCAGTCCCAGATCCAACATGCTGGGCATGCAAGTGGCATTTGATATCTGGAACCTGTTGCATGCTCTCAAGCAGGATCTACAGCGACAGCTGGACCTGCAGCAACCCGGACAAGAAGGCTGGGTGTTTGCCACTCCTGCCGGTCGCGCCAAATTGGTCAGCAGAACCGCCGGCGGCTTTGGTGCTCGAAAAGCCACCTAAACCGAGATTTTTTGTCAACTTGGTAAATAAGTGTAGGGTCAACGAACCCATATACCAAGGAGAATCAAAATGGCTTATATTACACGAGTGCACGGTGATGCACAACCAGTATTTGCAACAGACGTTGCAACAGGTCCCGTCAGTGCTGACGCCGCTACAGCAGCTACACCAGTTAACTTTGCTGGTCCCAAGCTGGACTTTTTCCGCGTTGTGGCCAACACCAGTGTTGCGTCTCAACAAGGCGTGAACGAGTACGTTGCCAACGTGCTGCAAGCAGTTCAACAAACTTCCACAGTGGCCATGTACCAAGTGGACGGTACAGTGTTGAGTATCGCTGTGTTCCCACAAGGCGCATTTGCTAGTAGCTCTGCGTTCTTGGCTGCTGCCAACGTAACAACCACTGGCTACCAGTTGGATAGCTGCACCAGCATTGGCTTCAAGCTGGCTGCTTCCTAATCACTGATCTTTGTGAACAAAAACCCTGGATTAAAAACCCAGGGTTTTTTGTTGGTGTAAATAACCCACTGTGAAGATTGTTTGTACCACCTCGTTTGATATCACTGTGACCGGAGTGACCGGCCACTACAAAGTTTCCCGTGTGCCATTTACGGATTGTGCTGGCCGTGAAATCACCACTGAACGAGACTGGAATAGATCTAGAAATCAACAGCGCAACTGGGAAACCCTACAGCAGTTGTTGAGCCTGCGCACTCAGGTGTTTTCAGCCACTGTGCCAACACGCCAGGATCACATGTGGAAGTTTGAGTTTGAAGTGGAATCCCAGGATGTGTATGGCGAAGATCTGAGTCTGCTGCAGGCCGACTGTGAAGGTGTGCCCATGCTGACGGGACTGGGTGAAACAGCTTCTAGTACTAAAGTACTAGTGACCCAAGGCCAGCTTCAAAACCTATGGTTTCATGCTGATCCGCTAAATAATTGAGCGGGAGAAAATCATGGTTGAGGCAACAGACATTGAGAAAAAAAGTTTAGAAGCACACGTTGAACTGTGTGCCGAGCGTTACAACGCCATTGAAAACAGACTGGATGCTGTGGATGACAAAATTTCATCCATGAGCAAGATGATCAAAGAAATGCATGACATGATGCACTCGGTTGTGACCAAACGCAACGATCAGATCATCAACTGGGGCATAGGTATCATTGGTGTGTTGCTGGCCAGCTTGGCCTGGTTTATCACACATTATGTGATTAAATGAAGTCAAAAAAATCAGTTGAACGTGCTCTTGCCGATGAGTTGCAGCAGATCTTGCCCAACATCATTGCCCCGGATTCCCAAGGTGGATACCAACTGTTTGGCCGCTATCGCTTGGTCAGCGATGATCAACAACATCAAGTTTTCTGCAACAACACACCGGCAGCAGTATTTGGCACCACTCGTGCTGCAGTCAGCTGGTGCATAGCTGATCGTTATCAACAATACCGCCTGGCTCGCGACATCGAAACCACAGATCGCATGCTGAGTCGAGTGACTCATGATGTGCAAGTAAGGACTGCTGTGAGCCGTCGGAGCAAGCAATATGAATTCCGGGACCATGTGGAAGCCAAGTTACAGACTCGATCAATTCGCAAACAACAGCTGGAAAATCATCTAGCAGTTTGTGTAAATTTGGCTAAATACATTCAACAAAGAGGATTCGATAATGAAACTGCAAGAACTGGCCCATCAAAAACCAACCGAGCAAACCGCTCGAGTACTTGAGAGCTATTTTGGTAAAACCATTAAATTTGACACCGTAACACCGGGTCAAGCTCGTGCCATGCTGAGTCGTGTGCGTGGCTTGATCACAGAACATCGTGCTAGACCAGAATTTCATGTGAGCGAGCGCAACTCTGCTTACTTGCGTCTGGTCATGATGGAACAGGCTCTAGCACACCGCTTGAAAGAAACCTCTCCACCCATGGTAAATCCTCAGGCTACACAACAGGCTGTGGCCAAAGTACAAGATCCCAAGCTCAAGGCTGCGCTGGACAAGAGTACCAAAGGACAAACACTCACTCCTGACGAGCAAAAAATGGTAGCCGGTGCTGCCCTCATGACTCAAGAAAGTCGTCTTCGCCGTGCCTATCGCACCCTCAAAGAAAGCGAAGTTCAGCAAGCTCAAGTGGTTTTGGCCGCTCAAGACCTAGTGGACAAGATGCAAAAGATGTTGGAAGACACTTCTGAACTGCAGTTCAAAGACTTGCCGGCCTTGGTGGACCAGATCAAGAATCAAATTGGTGTGGAACAAAGCGTTCAGTTCAACACCGACGCCACCGCAGCCTTGAGTGGCCTGGTGCAAAATCTGCAGGCTGCTAGACAACAATTGGATTCAGCTCTGGGCGTGGTAACTGGCCAAGCTCCTGCTGCTCCTGCCATGCCTGATGTGACTGGCGCAGATCCTGCTGCAGCCTTGCCTGGTGCCGATTCTGCTGCTGATCCCACAGCTGACATTGACGTAGATGTTGATGCCGAAATCGAACCCGATGCTGAAGAGCCTGTTGCTGCACTTGGTCGTCCACGCAGATAAACATGTTGATTTGTGAAATAGCAGATCCGGGTGCACAAAAACTCACTGCACTAGTGGCATTGTTGACAGGTCGTGCCCGGGATGATTCGGGCCCGCAAGAAATTTCAAAAACAGCTTTTGTCAGCATGGCCAACAGCTTGGGCGTGGCTGTGACCTTGGACACATTGCCACAACTGCTGGCACAACCACCACTCAGCAATGTGTTGGAGCCGAATGAACCCAATTCACCAGTGTTGAGATTTCGTGGAAATACAAAAACTGACACTGACATGACGGCAAATCAGGCTCAAGACATTGTGGCCAAAAATGCTCAATCTGCTCTAAAACGAGCAAAATAAAAAACTTGACTTTGATCACAAAGTCGCATACAATAGGGATCTAACATGGCATATTCTGAAAAAGTCGTTGATCACTACGAAAATCCCCGCAATGTGGGCAGCTTCGGCAAGGACGAAGCAGATGTAGGCACAGGCATGGTGGGAGCACCGGCGTGCGGTGACGTGATGAAATTGCAAATCAAGGTAGATGAACATGGTGTTATTAGAGATGCTCGTTTCAAGACATATGGCTGCGGTTCAGCCATTGCCAGTTCAAGTTTGGTTACGGAAATGGTCAAGGGCATGCACATTGATGCTGCTCAAAATATCAAAAACAGCGAGATCGCGGCAGAGCTTGCACTCCCACCTGTGAAGATTCACTGCAGCATCTTGGCCGAGGATGCAATCAAGGCTGCGGTGGCTGACTACCGAAACAAACAATCTGACAAGGAAAATCAAAATGGTTGAAAATATCAAACTAGACTGGGACTTTGATCAGTTTGTTTCGGCAGACTACACCATACACCAAGGCAGTTGTATCAATCATCAAGTGCATGAGCTTAAAGACATACACGAACGGTTTGGTGGATTCCCTGCCAGTTACTGTTTGCAAAACACCTTGATTCATCAGTTGTGGTGGACAGCAGATCAAGTGGACTATCAGGAACTGGGACGACAGTTGAACATGGAAGTGATCACTGTGAGCAGTATTCTACAACCACCGGGCTGTGTGGTACCCTATCACAGAGATACTTTTTATCAGATTGGCAAACGCTTTCCTGATCG